TCACAGCAGTCCTTTTCTGCCGAGGATTGCGGCCATTTCGCACCGTTTGAGCAATCCCTCCGGGCTGTCGCCGCTGACGAGGCCCAGGGTGGTGGCTCTGGCCCAGTGACCCTCCTTCTGGCTCCACTTCTGTTCTGGCAGTGCAGCGGCGTGACGCTGAGCCTTTGCCAGCAGTTCAAATGCCTGTTCGTCGGACAGCGTAGAAATAATCTGCTCTCCTGTCATGAGATCGTCCTCCTCGTTGTTATATTTGCGGGCGTCCACCCACCAGTAATATTTGGCCTGACTGCGGAAATCGTAGGGGTCTCCGTTGACCCGCGCGTCCTTTGTGCTTGCGGGATCGTTAATTCTGATTTTTCCATCCGCCCACCAGACCAGGATAAAGTGTCCGCTGCTGGTCCAGGTACCTTTATTCATCAGAGCGATGAGGTAGTAACCCTGCTTCAGCAGTTCCAAAGCCCGCCGGTGGTTCTGATGGTTTGGTTTGCCGTAGGTGGCGGTCCAGTCCAGCTGATCGCAGTCGATACCGAAGGCGGCCAACTGGTGTTTGAAATAGCTGTAGTATGTACCCTGCCTGAGAGCTTTGTACCCGTGCTGAATGGACCAATTGCAGGCATCCTCCGGGGTGAAGGTCTTCCCGGACAAGGTTTGGATGACCATAGCGGCGCAGGCAGGCCCGCACCCGGCGGAACCTACGGTACTGTTTTCCCCCGGCACACGGTAGGGCATGTCTCTCCAGCGGGGATCGTTCTGGAGGTAGGAGACCGGCTGTTTATTCATCCTGCACCGTCCCCACTGCATTCTGGACGCAGTCCACGGCGTTTTTGACACTCTCAGCGTCCACCTTACCCTCGGCCATAATGTAGGCCACCACGGACGCCACAGATACGACTGCGCCAGCCACGGTACTGATGGTACTCTCATCCAACCCGAAGGCCATAGCCAAACCGGTCACGATCCCGGTCACAGCAGCCCACAGCTTTCTGCTGCTGAGTTTACGTTTCCAATCGAAATAATTCATGTCTCCACCTTTCTTTCCAGATCATCAATTCTGTGGTTAGCCACTTTAATTTTTTCTTCCTGGAGCTCGGTTCGTTCCTCCAGGCGGTAAGTCCGTTCAATCAGGTTATTGTGTTTTGCCACCTGTTTTTCCAGCTGTTCCACCCTGTATGTGGTCAGTTTGTTGCTGACCAGTACGCCCAGGATTGAGCCGAGGCCGGAGCCAGCCAGACCGATCAAGGCCACGGCAATAGAGTCGCTCATAGAGTAACACCTTCTTTTTATTGTAATAGAGGCACAGGCGGACCGGCGATGAATACATTTGCGGCATTTGTGGAAGTGTTCACATTTTTATAGAATTCTCCACCGGCCACATCGTACATTCCGACCACGCCGGACGGGTCGATGCACGGCACAAAATCCAGGATCAGCCTTCCGTCCGCGTCCCACATTTTAAGCGCATAAACCCGTGTAGCTTTTGCGAAATTTTCATTTGCTTTTGAGTTGTTCGAGGTATTATTCGCCCCGAAGAGGTAGTTATTAGCGGTCCGCCAGTTGGTTCCGATGGTGGCGGTTTTGGAAGTTCCGTTGACCACGATTTTCTTTGTATCTTTCTCGAAGACAGCGTCATAAATGACGCCCGCGCTGTAATCGACCAGATTGATTGTCACTGTACCGTACTGCCAGCAGACTTTTCCGCTGTGCATGAATACGTTGGCATTTCTTACCACGTTGCCATTGCTGGAGAGGGTGTTGTACCCATACACGGCATAATATTTAGTGTCGGTAGTAGGTGCAGCTTGCTGGCTGGAAAATTTGATTTCAAACTTGACAGCGGTTTTCTTTTCCGGCATTTTAATGTACGGCATATAAGAGCGGGTACTGCTGGTACCGTTCTGGATATATTCCACCGCCGAATATCCTGCGGGCAGACCGCCTGGATTTGCTTCAAAAACGACGGAATTTCCAACGAGAGCTTTTTTAATTTCAGCCGCACCGGCATACAGGGCGGCTATTTTTTGTGTTCCGATTCTAAGCATGGCTTACTCCTCGATAAGATAGAGGGTAGACGGGCTTTTGACTCCCAAAGCGTCATACTCCGTCTGTGTCAGCACGCGCACAGCCTGGATATCGCCAGCAGGAATCGCGCCCACCTGCGCTGCGGTGTAATCTCCGGACTGCGGTGTAACCGCACCGGTCCGGCCTTTGAAGGAGGTAACGCCTCTCTCCGGCGGATCGCTCCACAGCGTATCATAGTTGGCAGCTGTTTTTTTAACCAGTATTTGCCCTGCCGTGCCGCCAGCCGGGACACCGGGGCCTGCAGGCCCCTGCTCACCCTGGGGACCGGCGGGGCCAGCCGGGCCAACAGAGCCCGTAGGGCCTTGCGGCCCCGGTTCTCCCTGGGGACCGGCAGAGCCTTGGGGACCGGGCCCTCCCTGCGGGCCTGTGAGCCCCTGCGGCCCCTGCTCACCCTGTGGACCTGCCTCGCCCTGCGGACCTTGGGGCCCCTGAAGGGGTCCCACGTCCTGCCATTGCCGTTCATCGTCAGACCACAGGAAAATCCGGTTATCTTCCGCCGAACCGACGGCATAAGCGTCGCCCGTAGTCCCGGTGGGATGGGCGGCAGCCAGCTCCTCCAGGGTATTGAACCGGCCTCTGACGGTAAAGGAGGTTCCATCTTTGCCGTCCACGCCGTCCCTGCCCTTTGGAATACCGAAAGCCAGCCGTACCACGCCGCCGGAGGTAGATTTTTCCACCGTCGCCCCACTCTCAGAATCCAATGTGTCCGCTGTCACGGTCATGTTTTCAATCGCGTATCTTGCGGCGTCCGCCCGGTCTGCGCTGGCGGCGGCATCTGCCGCCGCAGTTCCGATCTGCCCCACGGCGTCCAGCGCGTTGCCGGCGGCCTCTTGGGCGGCCTCCACATACTGCTCCACGGACACCTGGGCAAACTGTTTGAACAGCCGTCCGGAGACCTTTACAGCCTTACCCTGCTGCTCGGCCACCAGCATCGAATCATCGTAGAGCTCTGCGGCAGCGGACAGTTCTCCGATTTTTTTGTCAGCCATTGTCCTCCTCCTTTTCAGCCAGTTTGAACGCATTGCGCAGATGTTCCCTTGCTGCGGCCATAGCCTCCACGCCGTCCCCGCTGACGGGAATAGCGGAAATGAACTTAAACGCCAGGCCCAGTTCTTCTTGTAGCTTTGTCATAGCGGCTCCTCCTCTAATTGTGTGACACGTAGTTTTAATTGTTGTATCTGGCGGATACAAAGGGCTATAAACTGCTCGTAGCGCAGCGAGTACCTTCCCGTTTCACCGACTGGCAAGACAAGCCCCGAAAAATCATCTGCTGATAAACCGCAGTCAAGGAGAGCAGCTTCCACATCCTGTGCGCCGAATCCGGTGCATATTTTTCTTTCTTCACTGTCCTTGCGGGTATAGGAAATTGGGCGAAGGGCATCGAAAAAGGCATCGTAGCGGCTCAAATCATAGGAAACATTTTCTTTCAGCCGGAGGTCCGACCCGACGACGGGTGCGCTCTGCAGGTAAATATTGTTCCACGGTCCCTGCAGGTACTGCCCCACCGGGGTACCCAGGTTGTATTTTGTCAGAACGCCCGCATGTGGATCGGGGACAAAATTACCGCGCACGTGTATGAATGCGCCCCAGCTGTTGCTGACGTGCCCAATCAAATCCATAACTGCATAGTCCACATAGTTGCTGTCTTTGTTAAACAGACTGATATCTGCGGCGCTCAGTTTGAAAATATCGGTCTCCATGGATAGCAGACCGCCTGCGTTATACAGCGGCTTGATCGTACCGGCCAAAGCGCCGTCGGTGGTTAAAATCTCCACGGCGCCGCCCTTCAGTTTGGAGGCCATGATGGTTTCGCTGTAGATTTTTTCCCCGTCAATATAGGTCTTGCCGCCGTATGTACACGACCAGTCCTGAATGGTACTGTTGGCGGCGTTTGCCGCCGAAAGCGCGCTGGAAGCGTTGGAGCTGGCGGAATTGATTTTCCCCTGGGTATCGGACGCCAAATCCGAAAAGGAGATAAAACCGGTCAGCTTGAGCGTTTCCGCTTTGATCTGCCCTCCGTCGATCATGACCTTGGACCCGTTGGCGTTGGTGATCGTCACGCCATCCGGGGAAATGCGCAGCGTCTGGCCCAGTCCCTTTTCCACATCCTGCACCGTGGCCGTAATATCCTTTACGGTCTGCGTGATAGACGAAAAACTTCCCTCAACGCCTTGGACGCGGGTAGAAATTTCGTCAATCCCCACACGCAGCTGAGAAATACGCCCGTCAGCCGCCAGTATCTCCAGACGGATTTCCTCAGCGGTTTTAGTAATTCTGGAGCGTGTTTCCGCAAGTTTCCGGTTAAACTCCTGGGTCATGGGACCGCCGGTGGGGTATTCATCCTCCAACTCCGCCTCTCCGGGAGCGGACGCGCTGGGGAACCCGCTGCCGTCGTCGGCCACGCGGGAGATGACGGAATACACGCCGCTGGCGGTGATACCGTCCCCCAGCTCCATGGACGGGTCTATGTTGATATCGGAGGCGTCGTACATCTGGTACCGAAAGCCCCGGACCTCCGCCAGAATGCTGTTGACGATAGCCTGGGTCGCGTGGGGACAGTCGGCAATCAGTTCAAACCCGGAGTCGTCCCCGGCGGTCAGGACATTTTCATCATCCAATTTCAGCGTCACCCGCGAAATAGGACGCTGGATGCCGTTGTCTTCAAAGCCGGTCAAATCCAGGCCCACATAAAATTTATCCGACAAGGATTCTCACACCTCCAAACGTGATCGGGTCGCCGTACTCCGTCACCAGATAGTTGGTTTCCGGCGGCGCGGACAGCAGCGGTACCAGGAGCAATTTTCCCTCGCCGGTGACAATCCAGTTCCCGCCGTGAGCTGCGGCAATAAACCGCAGCTCATCCCGGAGGGTGTAGTCGTTGGCGGGATAGTCGATGGTGTGTTCCGGATTCAGCCGGGTGCGGGGGTCGATCTGCACCTGCATAATCTGTGCAATTTCTTTCACCGCGTCCGGTGCGATCATAGGGAAGACGAGGCTCTGCCTGGGCGACCAAATCCATTCTGCCTTGCGCATAGCGTCAAAGGCTTCGACAGTCCACTGTCCGTCCTCCTCGCTGCGCCGGTTTGTAAAGAAGACGCCCTTTGGCAGCCACTCCGACACCTGCTCTCCGTTTCGCAGCCGTACAAACCGCTTGATAGCAGCGGCGCGGGGGATATTGCCTGTGTAGAGCTTCAGAGTAAGTTTGGCGGTGGCGGCGTTGCCGATACCGAACTTCTCATACAGCCCTGCATCCACGGAGTGCTCCACCTCATGTTCCGGTCCGTAGCGCACGCCGTTGATGTCAAACAGATACTCTATTTTAGTTCCTCTGGTCCGCCGCAGGGATTTCCAGAGGCTGCTGGTTGTCTGTGCCATATCACACCTCAATTATGGTAAAGGACGCGCCCTCCCAGACCTCATGTCCATCTGTAATCACAGCGGCTTTAGGGGCGAAGGCGGAGCAATAGAACTCCTTGCTGAAGGTACCGCCCACGCCGTAGCCGGTGGCCTGGAAGGTCTGCTGCATAAGCACAGCCTCAATTGCAGCCAGGACCTCCGCCGGCGTCTCGCCCAGCTCAAAGGCAAGGGTAAGCTTGTCTGTGATCTTGTCAACACGTGCCTTACCGTCTTTGGTACGTCCTGTTTTATCGCTGTGCAGTGCGTTTCTGGTCCAGGCGTACCCCCTGGCCTTGATGTACGGCGTCACATTCACGCCGCCTACAGTCAGTACGTTTTTCATGTTTCACCTCACACCAAAAGGACCGGTCTCCCGGCGGACCGGGTCATGTCGTTGATATGTGTCACAGTATTTCTGGCGATGACCTTACCGTCGAGGACGCTTTCGACGGTAATATGGACATCTCCGCCCATTCCGCCGCGGTCCAAAACATTTTGCAGAGCCTTCTCAATGGTAGCCAGCGGGGCCTCGATATTGACGCCGCTTCTCTGATCGCCCAAGATTGCTGCGAACTGCTGATTAGGGGGAATGACGGCGCCGCTGGCGAGCTGCGGCAGGCGGAAGGCCGTAGCCTCCTCAGGGATTGCCGCAGCTGGGCTGAATGCGCGGTTTTTCCGGCTGCTGCCTGCGGCATTGGAGACAGAGGAGCGGGCATTGCTGCTGGAGAACGCACTGGAAATGGAGCTCCAGACCTTGGAGGCCCACCCGGAGATACGGCTGAAGATACCGCTCAGGCCATTGAGGATTCCGTCCACCATATTGCTGCCGAGAGAGGTCCAGTCTTTTCCTCTCAGCTCCTCCATTGCCTCCGAGACCTTGGCGCACATCGTTGACTTTACTTCGCTGAAGCCCTGAAAGACTTTATCCCGGATACTCCCCACTTTTTCGTAAATAGTTTCCCGGATATTGCTCCATGTGGCGGCGGTGTCGGATTTTACGCTGGACCACGCCTCGGAGACAGTCTGGCGGATTCCCCCCAGTTTTTCGCTGAAGAACGCGACGATTCCGTTCCAGCTCTCAGAGATTCCCAGCAGGAGTCCGGCGATCAGGTTCTGCCCGATTTCGGCAAAAACGGTAGAGGGGGAGTGGATGCCGAACAGGTTTTTGACGCCGTTGACGACAGGGTCCACGATGTGCTCTTTGAGCCAGGCGCCGATGGACGCGATTTTCTCCAACATACCTTTCATCAGTCCCTCCACCACACGTACGCCGACTTCAGCGATATCGTCCCAGCTGATAAGCTTGAGCTTTGCGGACATCGTCTCGCCCATAAGCTCGCCCCATCTGGTAAGCAGGCCGCTCCAGTCGATATTTTCCAGCAGGGTCACGATAGACTGACCGATTTCGTTCCAATCCAATGTCCGCATCAGCTCCAGAGCGAAGTCAAGTGCCGCCTTCAGTCCGTCGCTGATGGTCTGACCGGCCTCGGCCCAGTCCACGGAGCGGAAGAACTCGTTGATTTTCTCTGCGATACCGCGGGCGATTTCCTGGATATGGGGTGTAACCGAATCCAGGAATCCCCGCACGGCCTGGATAGCTGCGCCGATTGCGGCGGCGATGATTTCCGCCAGTGCGCCCAGCGCGCCCACCCAGTCGATCCCCATAAGGAAGCTGCCCACATCCGCGCCGATCTGGTACCAATTGATTCCCGCGATGATATCCCGCAGGAAGGCGACGGCGCGGATAAAGACGTTACCCAGCGTCTGTCCCAAGCCCTGCCAGTCGATCAGACCGAAGGAGCTGTTGACGGCGGTATAAATTTTTGTGGCGATATCGCCCCACTGCAAACCGTCAACGAACCCGTCCACCATCTGTTTCAGCGCTGTCAGCGCGGCGGCAATAGCGGCCAGCGCGCTGGTAATCAGGCCGTACCAGTCCACGTTGTTGAGGAACCTGGCGATCTGGACGCCGATTTCCGCCCATTGGATTCTCTCGATGGTATTTTTCATCTCATCGAAGAATCCCTTGACGATATTTCCGGCGGCCTGCGCCAGCAGGGGCATATCCAGACCGAGGAGGAACCCGGCCAGCATTTCCAGGGAGATTTTGAAACCGGCCCAGAGCAGTCTGCCGAAGTCGTACCAGTCGATTTCGGAGAGCAGCCCGTTGACGAACGCAGCCAGTTTCCGTCCCAGATTGATCCAGTCGAATTGATAGAGGAATTCGGTCAGGAACTGGAGGGCCAGGTTCAAACCGGCGCCCAGGGTTTTCCCCAGCTGGTACCAGTCGATCCAGTTGACCAGCTTATTGAACGCGCCGGCCAAATCTCTGCCCAGCCTCTCCACTTTTTCCAGCACGCCAGGGAAAGTAAACATATCGTAGAGCTTTTTAGAGAAGGCGTTGAGCCAGTCCGCGAATTTGCGGAACGCGGCCTCCAGCTTTGGGATCCCTGCCAGCAGCTTGTCGAGGAATGCGCTGAAGGCTTCGCCCCAGGAATCGAAGGGGAACTCATCGTATTCGTAGTTGAAATCCGGCATTTCCACCGCGGAGCCGCCCCCACCGCCCCCGCTGCCGTTCTGGTCTGGAAAGCTGAGGATATTGAACTCATCGAAGGCAGCGACAGCAGTTTCAGCCTCTTTGGCTGCGCTTTTTGCCGCGCCTCCTATGGCGTCCACGGCATGGGCCTGCTGATAGAGGGACTCTGCATTTTTCTGCGCTTTTTTCGCGGTTGTACCGAAGAGGGACGCGGTAAATTGGGACACAGCGGCGATCACGCTGGAGAGCATATGCAGCAGGGAGGCCAGCGCGGGGAGAACGGCCTCATACACGGGCTGGAAGGCGGTGAGGAGCACGCCCCGAATCTGGGCCAAGGCCCCCACGAACTGCTGGTTGACCATAAGGTAAGCGCTCATTTCCTGACGCAGCAGGGAGACGCCCCGGTAAATGACAGAGAAAACCACAGCCCGTTTGATGGTGTTTCCCAGCCGTTCCATCTTATCCCGCAGGGAACCTGCGGCGAGAGAAACGCCGTTCAAATTCCGCACCAGGGGCAGAAAATTTTTTCCTGCGGTCCAGGCGTGTTTTGCCAGAGCGGCCCCATGTTTTGCGACAGCGGCCAGGGCATTACCCACAGCGGCGGCATTTTTCTTCACCTTGGCGATCATATTTTCCCAGGCGTCGCCGGCTGCATCCGCAGCTTCCCGCAGCCCGTCTCTGAGGGCATCCAGCTGTTTCTTCCAACCGCCGGCCAGCGCGGAGATACCGGAGCCGTTTCCGGCAAAGGACGCGCCGATTTTCTCCAGGGAATCCATCAGTTCCGCGCTTTTTATGGTTCCCTCTCCGGTCTCCTGCAGTTGTTTTTGATACTGCTTCAGCTGGGCGGTCAAAGCGGCAATTTTGCTGACATTATCGTCATACTCCTGGAATCCCAAGCCCATCCCGGCGTTTTCCAAGGTTTTCTGACGTTCTTTCAGGCTGGCCAGGGCATGGCTCAGCTCCACGATTTTCTGATTGCCCACCTCAGCGGAGCGATTCATCTCCACCAATTCGTCTCTGGCATCTGCCATAGCCTCGGCGGCCTGCTGGGCCTCAGTTCTCTGGACCTCCAGATCTGCTTTCAGCCCGGCAATTTTGTTGTCATAGGTCTCCACGCTGGCGGAAATCTTTTCGTACTCCCTGCGCAGCGCGTCCACGCTCTCCTTCTGGCGGTCCAGGTCCAGCTGTACGAGGGGGATTTTGGCCTCAGCCTCCAGCCGTGCGCTCTGGGGGAGTTTCTGGTTATCCGCGATTTTCTGCAGCTCCAGCAGTTCTTTTTTGAGGGACTGGGCCTTTGCGGATTCCTCCTCGAAAGCGGAGCGCTTCACCTGCGCGGCGTTCAGGGCCTCCCCGCGTTTTTTCTGCAAATCCTCCAAGAGCTTTTCGGAGCTTCGGACTTCTTTTTCCAAGCTGCTGGAGATTTCCTTCAAGCCCTTTGTGAGTCCGTCACGATTGATTTGCGTATCAATTCTGATGACGCCGTCATAGCCAAGAGCCAAGCAGTATCACCTCCTTTCAAATGAAGAATGTTTATTTTTTGACTCGTTCCAGAACGGACTGGATTTCGGCCTGTTCCTCACTGGAGTACTGTTCAGCCAGGGCGAACCGCTTTTGCATTCTGCGGAACTCGGCGCGTTTTTTCTCACAGATGCTGGCGGCGTCGGTGGTTCGAATATCGATCACGCTGGTAAAGGCGGTTCCGGCCAGATCGCCCAACATAGGGACGAACTGGAACCAGTGGAGGCGTTCCCGGCTGATATCCCGACCGAACACCTTCTGGAAAGCGGAGACGATTCGGGGTGCGTCCTGCTCGAAGGAGAACACGGCGTCCTGTGGGCCGCCGGGCTCCTCGTCCGCAGGATTTCCGCAGGTGAGGAACCAGCGCAGCCCCTCCACGGCGGTCTGGAAGTCCGGCACGCCGTTTCCGTAGAGGAGGCCCAACGCGACGGCGGTTTTATCGCAGTCATCCAGCTCCGGGTCGGCGATGCAGAGCTGAATCTGCACGCCGATCCGGAAGTCGGATCGAATCAGCCAACCGTTGTAATCCTCTGGGAGTCTGTCCAGGAGGGGGTTAAACATTGGCGGTTCTGGCTGCGCTGTAGCGGCCCAGCTTTTCGGCGCGTTCCCGGCTGTAGGCTTCGAAGAAGGGGAGGAGCTGGGAGAAGAAGTCGTCGAAGAGCTCGATTCCCGGAACGATCTCACCGAAGACCTTTCTGCAGGTATCTGCGCCGAAGAGAGCGTCGACCTCCCGCATCACGTCCTCGTGGAACTCTCTGTACATAGCGGCAGCGGTCCGTGCGGCGTCTCCGGCCTCGCAGTGTTCCCGGATTTCGATTTCCTGGGCCTGCACGTCCTCCGCCCGTTTCTGGATATGGTCGAGCATGGTAAAGAAGCGGTCGGGGAAGCTGTTGTCGCTGAAATTGAGGGTAATGCAGTCTCCCTGATCGTTGACCTCGATTTTTTTAATGGAGGCAGATACGCGGATACCGGCCATACTCATCCCTCCTCTCCAGCGTTTCCGCGGGGCGTAAACGCCTTGGTATCGGGGTTAAAGGTACCCTCGACTCCCTCGCCGCGCCAGTTGATGGTGTAGGAGATTGCCAGCGGATCGGAGGCGGCGCCGCCGTAGCTGTCGATCTGGATAGAGACGGGCTGTTTCGCGGCGGGATAACCGCCGCTGGATGCGCCCTCGAAGATATCGGTCATAACGATATCGGTGTGCGCGCCGCTTCCGATGGGGAGGCGTTTGCGCAGTCCATTGATAAACTCGAAGGCGGCGTCCCCCTTGACGACCTGGGCGGTAACGGGAGCATTGGGCTGATAACCGGTCAGCTCCGTGTTGGCGGTATCCTGATGGATAAACTGTTCGGTACTGGTCTGGGGGTTATAGGAGATGGACAATTCCGTAACGCCGTCGCCGACGAGGGCGTAGGTACCGGTGTTTTCGCCGGGGGCAGTGTTGACAAAGAGTAAAAATGCGCTTCTTTTCTCAGACATAGTAAAAAATCCTTTCAGTAGAATAAGTGATAGGGGTTGGCCTGATAGGACAGGACCATAAGGATCTGGTAATCCTCGCTGCCGTCGTCATACCGTGCGGCCAGGACGGCAGGTGAGGAGCGTTCCACCTGGATTGCGCGCAGCCCGCGGCCCATTTTAGGCAGGGACTGACTCTGCTCGGCCCATGCGGCGATTGCGCTGAGGGTATCCAACGCATTGAGCCGGTCCTCGGAGCTGGCGGCGGCGGTACGGTACTGCAAAGAGAACTGGAACTGGGCCTCATAGGCGCCGCTGATAAAAGATTTGGTTTTAACGGGGGCGGCGGCGGAGAACAGCCCCATGCTGGTGTAACTGGACAGGTACTCTGCCTCAATCCGGCCCACACATTTGGGCAGGAGGCCGCAGGAATTGAACCACTTGAGCAGAGCGCGAGCGGCTCTGACGGACTCCGCGCCGGAGACGGTGTTATTCACTGGCTTCAATCTCCACCTCCCGCCCGCATCCGCACGCCTCTGACCCAATCCTGGCCGCATCTGGCCTTAGCCGCCTCGAACCAGAGCCGCTGTGCGTCTGGATGATTACCGGAGCCTTTATGTAATTTGCGGTAGTACACCGGTGCGGCGTAGTGTGCGGACCACAGTACCGCACCGCCGCCGGGGGCGGACTGACCGCTGCGCAGCAGCTTACCGGTTCTGACGGGGACAAAGGGGGCGGCGTCCTGAAGGACGCGGTCATCGAGCCACAGCTGGGCCTGATGGAACTGTTTTTGGAACCGTCTGCAATGGGGGGACCAGGCAAAACCTCCGGACATATTATTTACCTCCAATCTGCCAATGGCGCATATTTCTGCTGCCAAAGTCCCTCGTAAAGACGGAGCTGACGCGGAACGCATCCTGAAAGCGGTCATGGATTTCAGCGAAGGCCAGATCTGGTTCCACGACTTTGCCTCTGACGAAGAAGCAGTCCACGCAGGAGCGGGTATTTTTGGGTCCCACGGTCCAGAAGCCGCTCCGGTTAACCAACCGGTCGAAATCCCCAGGGGGACAAAACTGCTGGACCTGACTGGTGGCAGCATCCACAGCCACACAGTCAAAGGGAATGAACAGGGTTGCATTGCCGTCGCGGATCACTCCGTTTTTGCTGACGCTGTCTACTTGAGCGGTTTCCAGGAACACGCCGTCGAGGAAGGACATCCAAACCGAACCATCGGGACAGACGTTGTAGACTGTCACTGCATTTGGTGCAAACATAGGAATGACCTCACACAAAACAGGTTCTTCAGGGCCGGCACAGCGGAGAGGAACCTGACCGCAGCCTCTTTTTTCTTTCTCTCCAGGTAATCGGCTGTCTGACTGTCAAGGGCGCGGCTGCCGTAGCTGACGGAATACCCGCCCACGGACTCGCTGACGATATTATTTTCACCGGAGAAGACGCGCTGCTCCATCCGCTCTTCGTTTAGGAGGACTTCAACCACAGCGCACACGGCGAATCGGAGCAAATCCCAGTCCTGTTCGGGGACTGACCCGCATTTTCCCCTGCACAGTTCTTCGACGAACTCCCCAGCTCTTGCGGCGAGTCTGGGGAAGCGAACCGGCTCCAGCTCCCGTCCGAGGAACACATTGGCGTAGAAATCGTAATCAACAGGGGGCATCATGTGCACACCTTCAGCACAGCGACCTCATCCATCCGCTCAAAGGAGGGCAGCACGATTTCGGAGGCGAAGGTAGTGATGTTCACCGGGTGTTCCCCGACGACTCTGGAGATAGCCACGCCGGTGTTGACGACAGCCACGTCGGCATTCTGGGCCGCCGAGAGGTCGGCCTCCTCCGGGGTTGTTCCGTACCAGGTTGCGCCCAGTGCGCCGTCGGGGATCAGGCAGACATAGCCATCGGGGACGAAGGCTCTGGCGGTACGGCTCTCATCCCGGTACATCCGGTCATAGAGGGCGACCTGGAGGCGGGAGGTATTTTTGACCACAGTGCGCACCTCGTCGTCGGAGAGGAATGCTCTGGCCGCGCCGCTGGCGGAGAGGAACCGCTCTTTGAGGGCGTTGGTTTTAGCCATCAGGTTAAAGGTGTTGGTGTTCATAATGGCGGTAGTGATTTCGGAACCGGTGCGGGTGCGGACGGCGTCCATAGCGGTTTTGAAATTCAGGAAGGGGTCTGCGGCAGCGGCATTGGACCACGCCGCATCGCTTTCCAGGGCGAAGTAATTGCTGTTTTTCCAGGTTCCGTCCGCGTCGTACTGGTAGGTGTAATCGGTGCCGTTGGCTTTTATGGAGATTCCCATATTGCCGTCTGCGGGGAAGAGGAGCTGACAGATCATGCGTTCCGGGACGACGTTTGCGGCAGCGATCAGGTCGTACACGCCGTCAAAGATATGTTCCATCATTGCCTGCGCATAGGGGTCGCTGGCGTTAGCGGCGCGGAGCAGCTCCTGACGGTCCCGTTCGGTTAGCCGGAATCCCTCCCGAAAGAAGGGCATTTCCGCCTCCAGCTGATCGAATCCGATGGGGTTGCGGAGGGGGGCGTGGGCATCGAAGGGGGAGGGGGCGAGGGACACGGGCAGGCCGCCGGAGCCTTTCAGCCACGTCAGGTCAAGACCGGCTTTTTTCCGCGGAGGGAATAGGCCCGCGCCCAGGTAAGGCGACAGGGCGGCGGATGCTTCTGTCCAGTTAGCGGCAATGGCATCGGCGGTAAAAAATTCTTTCAGATTCATACAGGTACCTCCATAGAATTAAGAATTGCTGACATCGGATGCGCCCACATTTTCCCGGAAGGCGATATTGGGCAGGATTCCGCTCATTGTCTGGGCATCGGCCTGTGCGCCGCTGGCGCGGCACTTGGACCAGTCCACTACGCCATGCACCAGCATCGCGGCGTTGGGATTGACGCTGGGGTCCGTATCATAGAGGAGGATACCGGCAGCGTCAGTCCCGGCGGGCACAGGGGTCCCATCGTTTTTGAGGGGTATACCGGCTTTGACAGCGGAACTACCGGCCACTACTACCGGTACGGCCAGGAAGTGGTCCGAGGCCAGGATTTCGGATCGTTTCCCTACGGGAGTATTTTTGAGTTTCATGCAATGATCTCCTTATAAAAAGTTTTTCAAAATCTCGCCGGATGACCGCATCGCGGCGGCTCTCTCCGCGCCCATAGCTCTGGCCTGGGCGACATGGTCTGCGGGTCTGCCGGCCAGTCCGGCTGGAGCGACGAACCTGGGCAAACGCCTTTCCGAATCGAACGCGCCTGGGTCAGCCTCTCTCTGGGCCTGGACGAACGCCTCCAGCCCTTCCAGCCTTCCTTCATTCAGCTCCAGGTTTTCGGCCTCCAGTCTGGCGATAAAATCCCGTTCAGCGGCCTTTGAGCTGAATTTAAGGCCCAATTCGCCCACGGCGCAGCGCACCGCACCGGCGTACTCGTTCCGAGCCAGGGCTTCTCTGGCCTCCCGGCAGCTTGATTCAGCGGAATTTGCCCGCTGGCATTCCCTTTCCACCTCCTTTCCATGTTCCTCCAGGATTCTGCGGCTGACATTCTCATCCAGCCCCAGACTCTCCAAAAATTCCCGATCCATTATGATCTCCTTTCTGTATATTGAGAAACAGGTAAACCTGTATACTCCGTTCACATCACCGCGTCCCTGGCGGTCTGTTCATCCTCGCCGAACCATTTCATCCGGAACTCCCAATTTCGCAGCAGTCCTTTTTCCACCAATTCTGCGTCCAGGCTTTTGTCCAGCCTCCGCACATCGGGGTCGTCCAGCACGCCGTCGCCCCAGGAGAACTTAGCGGCGTAATCCCCTTCCGGGGCCAGTCCTGTCAGGTCGCACCAGGCGTCCATGGCAAGGAGCAGGTCTTCGAGTGTAGCCTGGAAAGCCTTTTGGATACCGCGCACGGTCACATACTGTCTGTGTTTTGCGGCGAGGACTTCCGTGGCGGTTTTCTCCACGCTCTGTGGGTCTGAGATAGTCCCGTAGGCCAAGCCCACCTGGAATTCGATTCTCTGCAAAATTCTCTGGAATCCCCCGTAGAGGGGAGCGTCCCGGAACTCAGGACTGAACACATCGAAAAAGTTTCCGTCTTTTGAGAAGGGACCGGCCACAAAGATTTCGTCGTTGAACTGTCCGGCATCCACGCCGTCCACATAGATTCTTCTCTTCCCGCTCTCGTACTCCCAGCGAATCATTCTCCACTGCTCGTCGGCCTGCCGGATCAATTCAGCCGCTGCTCCGGCGTATACCGACGCGCCCAGTCTGGAGCCCGGCTCTTCGGCGTTAGCCTCCGGCGGCTTAAAGCAGGCGAACAGGGGGCCATGCAATCCCTGGATCACGGTTTCCGGCGCCAACCCGGCCCATTCCGGCACGCACTCCAGTGGAGCGGGCTGTGCTGGGAAGCCATCCGGCGAGCAGTAAAAGGCTTTGTTTCGGATCACGTACAATCCATCGCGGTCTGGCGGGAAGTCGTGGAATTCCAGGCGTACGAACCACTGTTTACCTTCCTGAACCGGCGCGGAGCGGAACACGCCTCCTATAGCTCTGCCCTCTCCGTCGAACCTGGTTGGTGTAAAATCGGACACATCCACCAGCAGCCGTCCGTTTTCGAGGCAGGGTTTCAGAGCGATTCCCCCCAGACACAGGCCCAGTTCCAGGCACCGGAGGAAATTTTTTTCAGCGGCCAGCATCTGCCGGTTCAGGAAGGCGGCTCTTTCGCCGCCGGACAGGGACAAGCGGAATTCGGTAAGCGACTGTCTGGCCAGCTCCCGACCGATCGCGCCCGGCAAACCGAGGGGCCGCACCTCGCAGTTTTCCCAGGGCGGGTGATTGACGTACATATCCCACCACAGCCTCCGGTTTTTAGCGTCCAGCGGGGAGGCGGCAGCCGCCGCGCCGAACTCTCTCTCCAGTATTTCCCCTGCGAGCCTGTCCCGCCCGCCGAAGAAACCTCTAGCCCAATTGATCAAACCCATCTGCAACTCCTTTTCAGCAAGTATAGTCAATTCATTCTGTTTATCCCGCCGTATTGGACTGTGGGCGCGGGTTTACGCAGCCTCCGGAATCTGACCATCACGGTGGCGGCGAAATAGCGCATCTGGTCCATTGCGTGGTCGAACTCTTTGATAACAGCGTCCTCAGGGGCGTCCACATCCCAGCGGTAGGCCTGGAACTCCTCCAGGATTCCCCTGCAGCTGCGGTGGAAGAGGAGCACATTTTCCTGCAGGAGCGCGCCGGTCAGACGGATACCGTCCAGGACTCTGTTGTCGGCGTCCCAAACGGCGAACCTGCCATACCGGCGGACCGTCTCCTTAAAGCTGGCGGCGGAGGGGTCCACGATCATCCTTTCCACCTGCACGCCGGCGGCCAACGCTTC